GATAAATTTATTCGAGGTGCTTCAGGGGATGATGTACCTGCCACGACGCGGGTAGGTACTGTAGGTGGGTCGAATAACACGACCCTAACCGAACCTATGTTAGCCTCACATAGTCATCCCGTTACTGTAAGTCAAGGAAATACTCAAGATAATCACAGTCATAATACAAGTACAAACAACGCTCAACACACGCACGGGTCGAATCAGCAAGGTAATCACCGTCACCCAATAAACTATATTAATTGGCGACAAGCGCCGGGTTGGGTTAATCATAACGTCGGTGCGCAGGTTGGTGGGCAGTGGGCGTTTCACGCGAACGAATATATACCAGTCGATACCAGCATCAACCAAGGAGGGAATCACAATCATGGTGTCCCCTACCACAACGCGGGTCATACACACCCCCAAGGTGCACACCCCACCTCCCCTGCACCACATTCCCATCAAGCAAGTTCAGGTACCCGCGCCGAATGGACTGGAGATGATATACCCGTAACAAATCCATATTATGCACTTTATTATATCATGAAAACATAATACGTTTAATTATTAAGTTTAAAAAATTGTATAGTAGTAATAACAATGACAACGAAGGTTGGTGTCTTTGGAGGAAATATCGGGGTAGGCACCAATGATCCCGGAGATTATGATCTAGATGTAGTTGGTTCACTTCGAGCTAATACAGTCGATTTCGGTGACGCTGCTAGTGCACATATCCCATCCGGTTTTATTATGATATGGAAAGGTTTTCAAAGTAATATTCCTCCAGGTTGGGTTATATGTGATGGTGCTAACGGAACCCCTAATCTAACGGATAAATTTATTCGAGCTGCTTCAGGGGATGTAGCGTCACCGACGATCGCCACAGGTATAAATACTCAAGGTGGGTCGGATAACACGAACCTGACTGATGCAGCTATGTTAGCCTCACATAGTCATCCCATTACTGTCGATACTGGGAGTGCCCCACATAATCATAACGTCCAAACTCGAAACATTTACCACAATCATAGCAATAACGCAGCCGGTGATCATATACATTCGGTTTCGAAATTTAATTGGCGACAAAATCCGGGTTGGGTTAATATGAACGTATGGGGTGGTGGTTACAATCAGTTTGCAATTCACTCAAATCATTATTCCTCCGATGTCTCGATAGGATACACCGGAAATCATACCCACAACTGGGGAAACAACTCTTCCCCACATGGTCATCAGGGAAATTATGCAGATGCACCACATGGACACCCAGCGAGTTCAGGTGATACAGGAACTGGAGCTACTATACCCGTAACAAATCCATATTATGCACTTTATTATATGATGAAAACATAATACGTTTAATTATTAAGTTTAAAAAATTGTATAGTAGTAATAATAGGATGACGACACTTATTCGTACATTTGGTGGAAATATAGGGATTGGCACCAATGATCCAGGAAGTTATAAACTACGAGTGGATGGTAGTGTTAGAGCAACTTCTTTAGAAGTTGGGGGGGTCACTAATGCACATATTCCGAGTGGTGCAATTGGAATATGGCATGGAAATTCAACTGATATTCCTCCAGGTTGGGTTATATGCGATGGTGCTAACGGAACTCCAGATCTATCGGATAAAGTTATTCGGTGTGCCAACGGGGATGACGTACCTGCTACCACATCTGTAGGTACTGACGGTGGGTCGGATACCACGAACCTGACTGATGCAGCTATGTTAGCCACACATAGTCATCCCGTTAGTGTCAGTGATGCAAATTCACCACACAAGCACAACGTAGGAACTGGCTACGCCAACCATAGTCATAGTCAAAGCGGCGGCGGTGGCAGTCATAGGCACACCGCGACCAATATTAATTGGCGACAAAATCGATACTACATTAATAATAATGTCGGTGCACAGGTTGGCGGGCAGTGGGGAACTCACGCCAACTCGCAGATCCCGGCCGAGCTCACGAATTATGCGGCGCTTCACTCTCATAATTTACCGACAAAACACATACCACATAACCATACGGGGGGCTCTAACAGATCTGTACATACCCACCCAGCGAGTTCGGGTGATACAGGAAGTGGAGATGCTATACCCGTAACAAATCCATATTATGCACTTTATTACATCATGAAGCTGTAATTTTATATTTTATATCGTAGTGACTCACACTTAAAAAAATAAAGTCTCACTATAATATAAAATGTCTGGTGGTATTGCCCAACTCGTCGCCGTAGGTGCACAGGACGTGCACCTAGTAGGCCAACCCGAAATCAGCTTTTTCAGGTCTACCTATAAGCGCTATACTAACTTCTCTCAAACCGTGGAACGCCAGGTTATCCAGGGTAATGTTTCAAATGGTGGTATGAGCACCGTGCGTTTCGAGCGCAAGGGTGACCTTCTCAACTATGTGTACTTAGTATGCAACAATGGATCTCTTGTACAAGCGGAGTCTGATTGGACTGATCTTATTGACAAGGTCGAGGTCCTCGTGGGTGGACAGGTTATTGATGAGCAGGATTCTACTTACTCTACCCTAATTGCTCCTACTCTCTCCGCTACCACTTCTTCCAAGTCCGTCGCGGGTGATCTTTTCGGTGGTTCTACAAATGAGAACTTCTACCCTCTCCGTTTTGCTTTCTGTGAGAATTGGCAGACTGCTCTTCCACTCATTGCCCTCCAGTATCACGACGTGGAGCTTCGAATCACATGGGGTGCTAACGCCAGTGATTCCAGTCGCAAGTGGGATATCTATGCCAATTATGCGTACCTCGATACCCAGGAGCGTGAGTTTTTCGCTTCCAACCCTCAGAACTTACTGATTACCCAGGTCCAGAAGACTATTAAGTCTGGTGCCAAGATTCAGGAGCTTAACCTGAATCATCCCGTCAAGTATTTGGCGGCTGCTGATTCTTCCGCGGTGAACATTCTCGGTCATGATGGCTCTGTTGATAATAAGCTTAAGCTTCAGATTAATGGTACCGACGTTGCGGACTTCAAATTTGCCAATCCCAATTTCTCCGTGGTTCCCCTTTACTACCACACTACTAACGCCGGATCCGCGGTTGCTTCTGCTACCGTTGAGAAGCTCTTCTTTTACCCCTTCTGCCTTGACGCCGGTAAGGTTCAGCCAACTGGTAGCCTGAATTTCAGCCGCCTCGACTCTGCTCGTATCGTAAACGACCGTAATGATTCCGACCAGGATATTTATGCAGTGAATTACAACATTTTACGTGTGGAAAATGGTATGGGAGGTCTCCTTTACAGTAATTAAATCTCTTTGTAACTAATAAAACATATGTGGAACGTAGTTTTCCTAATCGCCATCGTTTTTGTATTGACGTATGATCCTAAATCCAGGACACTTGAAAAGTATGTTGCTCACCCCACAGCACCTACCCAGAAATCATGTGAAGATACGCATTACCAATCCGTCCAATTTGCCCAAAGTCCATATGATTGTCCACCATCAGGAAGAACTCAAATGGGTGCTATCGTGTAGAATACTTAAAAAGAAGGTGTGTATCTAAGTTATAATGATTGCAATGGACCGTGAAACCCTCATGATGATAGCCACCATCGTAGCTATCGCTGGTGTCATTTTCCTATTCAAGGAGATGAACAAGCAGAAGCAGGACCTTGAAGGTCTTAAGAACTTTTCCAGTACCCTCATTCAGAGGATGAGGGTACCTGAGGCTCCTATGGTTACCGAAGATGAACCAGAGGTTGAATGTGAGGTTGCTGAAGAAAAGAAGGAGGAATAAACATATCCGGTTATTATAACTTGCGAATGCGCAATGAAAAAATACAAAGCTATAGCTATACCTGTCAGTTTCGTTGACGATAAGCCTCGTTTTCTTACAGTTAGAGACCGAAGGTTTAAGGAATGGATATTTGTCACAGGTGGATGCAGGCGGAGAGAAATTTTCAACCCGATCAGATGTGCCCTAAGAGAATTAGAGGAAGAGACTCGTGGTGTTGTATCACTTAAAAACGGTGAATATACCGAATTTAAGTTTACAGTTAAAGAGAGTCCCACTATAGATTTGGAATACAATGTATTTGTATTCTATGTGGACTATAATAGAAATTACCAACAATCACTGGTAAGAAAATTTTACGAAGAGAAGCAGAAGATGAATCTTAGGAAGATACAGAAGCTACCAATAAAAAAGACTTATGATGAAAATGATTATATGAGTTTTGACACACTCGAGGATTTCAATTCACGTAGACAGTGGAAACTTATAATTGACAATGTTTTGAAAAACCCAAAGTTTTATTCGTGTGTAACTTCTCTCAATAGAAAAACCTTCTCTATTAAATAGAATGAAGTCAAAGGCTTACATCCTTCTACAGATTAGAGAACTTTTGAAAAAAAATCGAGGATTTTGTGATGAAGAAGTGGATATATGGGCGAAAGAGAATGAGAAGAAAACTGTGTATGAACTTTTAACTTTTAAGAAGGAAATTTCTCAGAGTCAGGAATACCATGATGTCTCTTGTGTGAGATGGTTTAGAGAAGAAGATCAATAACAAGGTATGTTTAAGAAGTGGTGTAACCACAATAATTTCAATAATGCAACCAACTTATCGCATGTGCTCATGGACGGTGGTGTCCTTTCCGTGCCATTCGATAGATTGAATGACTTCTATGAAAAGTATATAGAAGCTGTAAAGAGTGGAGAAAAACTTTACGTAGTAGAACAAAAGACGGAAACTTATAATTTCTTCGTTGATATAGACTACAAAGATGACGTGGCTCTAACATTAAGTGAGATTCAGGATATTTGTAAAATTATTTGTGATAAGGTTAAACGTCACGGTGGCAAAGAATGTCTTATATCTGTTTCTCCTCCTAAAAAGGCGGGTGAACTTGTTAAGACTGGTGTTCACTTGAATTGGTCTGGTTTTGTAGTTGATCAGTTTTCAGCTGTGGCACTGAGAGAACATATTTTGATTGCTCTAACAAAAGCAAAAGGATCTATAGATTGGAATGAAATTATAGATTCATCTGTATATGGTGATATTAGACGAAAATCCAAAGGTAGTGGTTTCCGTATGCCATGGTCTCACAAGATGGCTAAACACGGTCCATGTGGTGGTCGTGGGTGTGAAGAATGTGGTGGTACGGGTAAGATTGTACAAGTTGCCTATTTACCCGTTTTCATTTATAAGCATGGACCTCTGAGTACTCTTCTCAAGATTGATCAAAAACCAAATATTGACACGCTCAAAATGTCTGC